TATTTCAAAAATTTAAATTGTATTTGCTCTTCTTAAAGTTATTGCATTTGAAAAACGTCTAGAACCCGTTCTTCTTGATAGTGCTCTTGGTGTTGGTAATGATATTAAAACTTCTTTATTTAATAACTCATTTCTTTTAATTTTATCTTTTTTTTTTAATTGTGCTCGAGTCTTTATCTTCTTTTTGTAATATGATTTTTTTGCTCTTCTAGTTTTAATTTTTTTAAGTTGTTGATCAAATGCTGTATTTTTTATTTCATTTATAGACTTACGTCTTGACAACCCTAAACGGTGTGTAAATGCATTAATATTTTGAATATATCTAACTCTTTTTTTAAATTTTTTTTTATCACGTGGTGTAAATCCTTTTTCATTCATTTTTGTTTGTAAATTATTTGTAGCTTTTTTTCTCGTTTTACTTTTTCCGCCTTTCATTTTATTATATAAAATATATAATATTTTTTATTTGTTAGAATTTTTTTATATATCTAAACTTACTATATTTTTATCACTCTTTTGTTTACGTTTTGATTTTGGTATTTTTGCACCCGTTAATTCTCTTAAGTCTTCAATACTAATTGTGCTTCCTTGGTTTAATTCTTTAGTTTCTTCAACATTTATTTGTTTTGTTTTTAATCCGCTTAATAAATTATTTATTGAATCTTGTTTTAATGAACTAGAAGATGGCCCCCTCATTTCTGGGCGAGTAATTCGTGGTTCATCTTCTTGGAAGTTTCCCTCATTGGCATTAAGTGAAACTCCACGCGCACTCATTAAATCTGGTCTATTTGGTAAATTTTGTGTTCGCTGACTACGTTCTGGTAATTTACTTTCAACTGGAGGTGGCGGTGGTCCAGTATTTACATTTGGTGGCATATCACGATTAGACATATTTGGCATACCAAATCCTGGGTTTGCTCCACTCCCAAAACCAGAAGATCTAGGTGTTGATCCTCCATTTTCTTGGAAAACATTATTCATAAAACCACTAAAGCCAGGATTAGATTGTCCCATAGAACTTACTGCCGCCTGTGTAAATTGTTTCATAAGTTCTGGATTTTGACGCATAATATCATCCATACCTGGCATTGAAGATTTAAATAATGTATTTGACATATGGACCATTAATGCAGAACCGCCTAATTGGAATAATAATTTTAATTCTGGAGACATTTTTGCTTTTGATTTGTATTTTTCGTGTAATTCAGCAAAAATATCATCATATTCATCAATATTTTCATTAATTTGTTCACCCCATCCATCTAATTTAATATCAAATGGATCAAATTTATTATTTAAAAATTCTAAACCGGTAATACAAGCCATCATCATTTTCCCTTGAAATTTAACACTATTTGAACGTTCTTTTTCTGCTAAAATAGTTTCATATTCACCTATCATTTCATCTAAATTTGAATCCATATTGTAACGTTTACTTAAGGAAACTCCTTTTTTTTCTAAATCTTCAAGCTTTCTTAAATATTTGAATTTTTCTTTTAATTCTTCTTCTTTGCTTAATTGTTTTTTTTCTTGTGTTTTTTCCATATTTAATGGAATATTATTGAATTTACCATAACCATCTGATGTTCTATTTTCATTCATATCTGATGTAGATTTTCCTAAATTTGGTTGTCTTTTTGCTGATTCGGTTTCATTTACAGGTTTAATATTTGAACCATCTTCTTTAGTACCAAATAATCCACCAAAAATTGTTTTTTTTGTAGTAGTAGAAGATGTGTCATTTTGTTTAACTTCTCTGGTATTGTTCGTCTCGATATTTATAGTATCATTACTTAAATTATTTAATTCGTCTTCTAATTTTGTAATATCTTCTATTTCAATATTTGATGAACTTTTTTTAGTATCTCGTGATTTATCATTCATAAGCAATTCTATACCTGAACCAAAATTTACAGCAGGTTTTGATGGAAATAAATCTTCTATATCTCCATCATTATCTGAATCATTAATTGTTAATTTTATATCTGGAACATTTATATCCCCAATTTCTACTATAGTAGGATCAATTTCAATGACGTCCATATTATTATTAAATTAAATACAAATTATATTTTTAAGTAGTCCGCAAATGTTAATTATAAATTTATAAAATTTATAAATTTTATTATAATATTAATTTATTAAAACTATTCAAATAATATATAGATTGTAAAAAACAATCCGCTAAATCATCTTTTTTTGAATGTTTTATAAAAAAATCTAATTCTGTTGTTTTATTATTTTTTTCTAATAATTCTTTACTATAAGTTATAGATAACTTTTTACGCTCCGAATAACTTGTCTTTTCTTTTGTATTTTTATTTTTTATAAACAACTTTAGTTTATTTATTGCTGATATATATTTTATATTGTAATTTCCTTTATCAATAAAAAATTGTGTTATCATTCCTTGTAATGTTTTCATTCTATTTGCTAAAGGACTTATTTGATTTTCTAATATTATTTGGTCTATATTTAATATGTCAAATTTTTTTAAAAGTTCATTACACTCAGTTTTTAAATTTATTCCTAAATCTATTAAATTTACATTATTTGCATTTGGTTCTTCTATTAAATCAAAGCAAGTATTAGAAATATAATCTTCAATAGCTTTAATTATTTCGCTTTTTTTGCTATTGTTTTCTAATATTATATTATGCTCTTCACAAATTTGAATTAATTCTTTTATATTTTTTTTTGTTAAAGTTTTAGTATTGATAGTTGGAATATTATAAGCTTCATTTTTTGTATGTTTTTTACAAAAAAATTTATCTTCCTTACTAAATTTAGCTTTAAATTTGCATTTATCATTACAACAATTTGGAACAAAATTACATAAATTTAAAACATTCCAATCTATTATATTATAATTGCTATCATTTTCATTGTGTTCAATTAAAATATAAGCTAAATTTTTTATCCCAACATCAATACTAAGAACTTTCATTAATATTTAAAAATAAATTTATTTAAATATTAATTTTATATTAATTTTATATTATTACATACTTTTAACACACATAGAATAAATTATTCTATATAAATAATATGTTATAAACATTGTTAATGAGTTTAATAAAAACATTCCACCTTTTGTACTTGTTTTCTTGTTAAAAACAAACATTAATCCTAAAACAAACGAACCTACGGCAAAAAAGAAAGTTACTAAACCAATATAATAAAAAATCATACAATGTTCTCTTCCTAAAGGAGACATAATGCTATCAAAAACATTCATATTATATATAATAAAATATAAAAATAAATTTTTAATTTTCTATTTTTTATTTTTTATTTTTTATTTTTTATTTTCTATTTTATATTTTCTTCCAGATTTAATGGTTGAGTAACTTTAAAACGAGGTGCGTGTAGTTTTGCATCTAATTGTTGTTTTGATAAATATAAATTTTTTAAATCACTGTTTTCATATCCATATGGTTGGTCATTTGATAAAATAGAATTAAAAATATATGGGCTTCCATTTAATTGTTGCATATTGGTATCATTATTTATGTATGGACAAGTTCCGCATTGATCACAAGCATTTAATTGATTATTTTTTATAATGGAATCTGCATTTTTTTGTAAAAAACGACGATAATCACTATTATTTGTAATATTTTCTTTTTTTTTAATTATATTATCTAAAGCCGCTCCTGGTTGATATGTTGAATAATTTCTACCATCATCCATGAATGCTGGAAAATTAAAATGAATATTATTTGAACCACTATCACAAGTTCCCCAAGTCATTTTATATTATATATTTTATAATATAAAATATTTATAAATATTTATAAATATTTATAAATAAATTTTTTAATTTGATTGCAACATTTTTATTAAATCATTTTTTTTCATTTTTTGTGAGTTTTCATTAGTTGTTAAATTTTTAGTAACAACCAAACTTCGTAAATCATCTACTTTCATTTTACTGAAACCTTTTTTAACTTCCCCAACTACTGAAACGGATTCATTGTCATTATCTATTTCGTCATCATTTCCTAAATTAATTAACTTTGA